CGAATCAGACCATACTATCAGAAGTTTAGCACAAGCTACAGGTATAAGTACAACCTCAATCTTCTTAACTATCAAGAAGGTTAGAAACTATATCAAAGATGAAGTTAAAAACAAGTAGCAGAACTTATCAGGAGCGAATGAGCATCTGTAAAGTATGTCCTCACTTCCGAAAGTCAGTAAGTCAGTGTAAAAAATGTGGTTGCTTTATGAAAATCAAAGCACAAATAGCATTCACTAAATGCCCAGTAGGTAAATGGGAAAGAGAGAACGACTTAACAACCGACCAACTAAGTATATTGAAACGATTACTAAAACAAATCGGTTCAGATAAGATTAGCAGAGAGGGGAATGTAGGAATTACAAACCTATACAATGAGATATTCGGAATGAATAAGAAGGTTTCGAGTTGTGGCACTTGTGTTGCACAGACAATAAAAGAATTAAAGGAAGTAATGAGTAGCTATGAAGATAGAGAATAGAAGAATATCAGAGTTAAAGTTTGCAGAGTATAATCCACGAACGATTAATAAGAAGCAATTCAAGGATTTAAAAGCAAGTTTAAAGAAGTACAGTTTAATTGATCCAATCATTATAAACTCTTCTAAGGATAGAGAGAATATTATCATAGGAGGGCATCAACGCTCTCGTGCTTGGCTTGAGTTAGGGAATGACACAATACTATGCGTAGTTCTGGACTTATCTTTAGCTGACGAAATGGAGCTTAATTTACGCTTGAATAAAAACGGAGGTAAATTTGATGATGATTTACTATTGAATTACTTTGATGAGGATTTACTATTCGAAGTAGGGTTTACTGTAAACGACTTAAACATCAACTTAGATAAGTACGAAGATAATACATTAGCAGAAGAAACTAAGAACGTATGTGAGTGTTGTGGCGAACCTCTATAAATTTAGACACTATCTACTAATGGGTTTATTCGGTGCTATAATATTCAGCATTACATTAATACTATTAACGACATGATTGAATTACATAAAGGAGATTGCTTACAAGTTATGAAGGGTATTCCTTCAGGTAGTGTAGATGCAATCATTACAGACCCACCGTACGGAACAACTGCGTGTAAGTGGGATTCAGTTATAGACTTTACTTTAATGTGGGAACAACTGAATAGAATCATTAAACCGAACGGTGCTATTGTATTATTTGGAAGTGAACCTTTTAGTTCTGCTTTACGCATGAGTAACATAAAAAATTATAAGTACGATTGGAAGTGGGATAAAGTAAACTCTGGAAGCTTTGCAGTTGCTAAATATAGACCATTAACAGTTTTTGAAGATATTATTATTTTTGGTAAAGGCAGAATTAATTATTACCCTATAATGGAATTAGCAGAAGATAAAAATAAACGACCAAGAAACGGAGAATATAAGCGTAAAAAAGATAATAGTAATGGAATGGGAAGTGGAGTATTTAAAAGCTCAAAAAAACATAATGAAAATTTAAGGTTTCCTAAAAACAGGCTTGTATATAATAAAAATAAAGGAGAATTAAACGCTATAAATAGAATACACCCAACACAAAAACCAGTATCACTTATGGAGTACTTAATTAAAACCTACACCAACGAAAATGAAACTGTTTTAGATTTTACAATGGGTTCAGGTAGTACAGGAGTAGCAGCAAAGAATACCAACAGAAGCTTCATAGGTATTGAACAAGATGAGAAGTACTTCAATATAGCGAAGGATAGAATCAATGCGTAAGCACACTAAAATATACTTAGAGTTCTTTAACTTTGATGAGTGCGATTATATACCATGTGAAGTATGTTCATCTCCTGCACAAGACATACATCACATCGAGGCTCGTGGCATGGGAGGGAGTAAAGTAAAGGATTACATCGGTAACCTACAAGCGGTGTGTAGACCTTGCCATATTAGATACGGAGATAAGAAGCAATACAAAGAAATGTTAATCGAAATCCATATGAACTACATGGATAAATACGGAAAACTACAATAAGATGGAACAACCAAAAAACGAAGGAAGTTATGTGTGTAGAATGAGTAACGGCTACATCAAGTTATGCTACTACACAGGTACAGAATGGTTAGATATGTGGGAAACTACATTGAAAGGTGAAGTAATTAGATGGATGGAAATCCCTAACGAACTAAAACAATACTAAGATGAATGAATCACAAACGATAACTTTAGACATTTCAGATAGCGACCTTAAATCACAAGTTGAGAGGTATGCTAAACAAAGAGGTGTAGAGGAGCTAGAAAATGTCATAGATATGATTGACAGTATGTATGATGGTTTTATTGTGGAGGAAATTGCAAAAGCATTGAATCAAAGAATCAAAGAACTAAAACAAGAGTAAAGACCTTCTCAATTAATATAGGCATTAGATTATGTTAGATAAATACATCAAAGAACTTGCAGAGAATTATGCTTTGCACTGTTTAGACACAACAAATGACACATCAAAGAGATTGTCGTTTAATGATTTTGTTAACCGTTAGTCGTTAACTATTAATTAAAGTAGGCGGATAACTTCCGCTTACTTAAAACAAGACTAAGATGAAGAAGAAAAATAACTTGTTTGAATGGTGCGTAGCTTCAATATTGGCAACGGGGGTGTTTTATTTGGCGATACTATTTTTAAACAACTAAAACAAGACTAAGATGGAAGAGAGAAAAGAGCAAAACAGAACAAAATTAGCTAAAGTACAGATGCTTAAAGCATTAGAGAAAACACTTGGAATTGTTACAGGTGCTTTAAAGATTGCAGAGATAACTAGAACGACCTACTACTCTTGGTTAAAGGCAGATGAGGAGTTTGCTGCTAAGGTTAAGGCAATGGATAACTTAGTATTAGACTTTGCTGAGAGTAGCTTAATGAAGCAGATTAAAGAGGGTAATCATTCAAGTACTCAATTCCTTCTTAAGAATAAAGGAAAGGTAAGAGGGTACGGCGATAAGTTAGATATTACCAGTAACGATGAAACGATTAAAATACATATAGACCTTGGAAATAAGTCCTGAATTTACGAGTAAGCAGAGGGATTGTTTAAGATTCCTATTCGATGACTACACAAACGAGGTTCTATTTGGTGGTGCTGCAGGTGGTGGTAAGTCTTGGGTAGGTTCTGCTTGGCTTGTTACTATGTGTTTACGTTATCCTAAGACTCGTTATCTTATGGGAAGGTCTAAGTTAGACGCATTAAAGAAGACTACGTTAAACACATTCTTTGAGGTGTGTGGTGCTTGGGGTTTAAAGAGTGGAGAACATTATACTTTCAACGGATCGAGTAACATCGTTACATTTAAGAACGGTTCAGAGATTATACTTAAAGATTTATTCTTATATCCTTCAGATAGAAACTTCGATAGTCTTGGTTCATTAGAGATTACAGGTGCATTCATTGATGAGGTAAACCAAGTAACATACAAAGCAGTCAATGTAGTTCAGTCTAGGATTAGATATAAGTTAGACGATTACGGAATCATTCCAAAGCTTCTAATGACTTGCAACCCTGCTAAGAATTGGGTGTATACTGAATACTATAAACCTGCACAGTTAGGTGCACTTAAAACCTATCGTAAGTTTATACCTTCTCTAGTAACAGATAATCAATTCATCTCTAAACATTATGAGAAGCAACTATCTAAACTAGATGAAGTTTCTAAGCAACGTCTACTATTTGGAAACTGGGAATATGACGCATCAAGCGATTCACTTATTAACTACGATAGTATATTAAACTTATTCGATAACAAAGGAGCAGAGGGAGAGAAGTATATCAGTTGTGACGTTGCTCGTATGGGAGAGGATAAGTCTGTAGTGATGTTATTCGAAGGGTTACACGTGGTAATGATTAAGACATTCGATAAGAATACAATCACAGAATTAGCTGAATACATTAGAGAGTTGCAAAAGAACCACCAAGTAAAGTTATCTAACATCATTGTCGATAGTGATGGTGTCGGTGGTGGGCTGCAAGATGTACTAAGGTGTAAAGGATTCATCAACAACGCATCACCAATTAAGAAAGAGAACTTTCAGAACCTTAAAACACAATGCTATTACAAACTAGCAGACTTAATTAATAAAGGACAGATAGGTATCACTATTAGAGATGTAGACACACGCAAACACATTACAGAAGAATTAGAGCAGGTTAGAACTAAGGATATAGATAAGGACGGTAAACTTAAGATAGTACCTAAAGATGTGGTTAAATCTGTGATAGGTCGTTCTCCTGATTACTCCGATGCTTTAGCTATGAGAATGTTTTATGAGTTACGTTCTAAGGTTGGAAGGTATGCAGTTAGGTAGACTAATATATTTGTTGTATGTTTGTGGAAACAAAACAAAACTAAGATGAATAACTTTATAATGATGTTCGGAGAGCAGTCAGAAACTGACTCACTCAATAAGGATATACCAAAGCATATATCAACTACACCTCAAGGAACTTACAGAGTAATGATAAGGCAAGTATACTTAGGTACGTTCAAAGAGATGGATCAAGCTAAAGATTCAGTAGACAATTATTTAAATAATTAAACTATTTTACAATAAAGTTTGGTGGTTCATTTTATTCGCCTATCTTTGTGTAAACTAAAAATAAAAGCTATGAAGAAAGATGTTGGTTACGAAATACAATTCGCAGAATATATAGGTACAAGAGCTTATGTGTTTTTAGATTATAGAGATGGAGTAGGTCATTGGGAATCTGAAGATGGGTTAGTAATTACTACTGACTCAATGTATGTAGACTTTATCAATATAAAGGAAGCTATTTTCCAAATGGATAAAGTAGGATTAGAATTAAAACAATAATACACAATCCCCCAGATTGCAAGGCTCTCCATAATCGGAGGGCTTTTTTTGTTTATATTTATACAGAATTAAGAAAATACTATTTATATATATGAAGCTACAGATACCAACAGACTTGAGCGAAATAACATTAGGGCAGTTACAATCCCTTACTAAGTTAGAAGCTTCAGAGCTTAACGAGTTAGAGCTACAAAAGAGAACCTTAGAGTTGCTTACTGATATAGATAGAGCAACGATAGACCAAATTAAATTGAATGATTTAAACGAGGTGTATGGTAAGCTATTAGGTTTAACTAAGATGAGCGAGGAGTTGCATCAGTTCGTTTCTATTGATAATGTAAAATATGGCTTTCATCCTAACTTATCAGAGATGAGTACAGGAGAGTTTGCCGATTTAGACACCCTATGCAAAGATTTAAACGACAATTTACACCTTATAATCGCTATTCTTTACAGACCAGTAGCAAAAGAAGCTCACGGAAAGTACTCAATAGAGGCTTACGATGGAGAATTAGAAGCAAGAGGTAGGATATTTAAGAAGAAAATGAAAGCGAATGTAGTAAACTCTGCATTAGTTTTTTTTTGGACTATCGGAAAAGACTACTTGAACGATTCGCTAACCTCTTTAGTGGAGGGAGTGGAGACGTCAAGCAACAAAACTTTGGTAAAAAGTGGGGTTGGTATTCAATACTAATGAGTTTATGTAGTGAGGATATACTTAAACTAGATGAAGCTACAAAGATAAGTATAGAACAAGCGTTTACGTTTATGAGTTACAAACAGGATCAAGACAAGATAAAGAAATGATAAAGTTAAACGAAGTAAGGAACGAGAATTGTCTAGACACGATGGGGTTGATGGAAGATAACTTTATTGATTTAACAGTTACCTCTCCACCTTACGACAATTTAAGAGACTACAACGGTTATTCTTTTGATTTTGAAAGTATAGCTAAAGAGTTATACAGAGTAACTAAGGTGGGAGGTGTGCTTGTTTGGATTGTAAGTGATGCTACTGTAAAAGGAAGTGAGACAGGCACAAGTTTTAAGCAAGCATTATTCTTTAAGGAATGTGGCTTTAATTTAAACGACACCATGATATGGAATAAGGGTAGTTTTTCAGCCGTAGGTTCTCTCAAATCTAGATATGCTCCTGTATTCGAATACATGTTTATTCTAAGCAAAGGTAAAGCTAAGTCATTTAATCCTATCAAGGATAGAAAAAATAAGTGGGCAGGGGAGAAACGAAAGCATGTAATGTTTAGGCAAGCTAATGGTACTATAAAACAGACTAGCGGATCTGAAATTAAGGAATTTGGGCAAAGGTTTAATATATGGAATTTGCCTCCATCAAAGAATAGGAGTATAAATCACCCTGCTACCTTTCCCGAGCAATTAGCAAATGATCATATAATAAGCTGGAGCAACGAGGGTGATTTGGTTTATGATTGCTTTGCTGGAAGTGGCACAACTGCTAAAATGTCTATACTAAATAATAGAAACTACTTAGCTAGCGAAATGAGTGAGGAGTATTGTGAAATAATAAAAGAAAGAATCAAGAAATGAAGACATTTAAATCAGTAGTAGACCAATTCAGAGCGATATGCGAAGCACACAAGCAGCTTAATTCGTTTTCCTTTGGTGATATATTCGAAGTAGACTTAACTAATGAGATGAACTTCGCTAAGGCACATCTGATAGAGCAACCTGCTACAATTAACAATAGAGATTTTGTATTTACATTTGACCTCCTGGTAATGGATTTAGTAGCTGCAGATGGTTCGAATGAAACTGATGTACTCAATGATACGTTCTTGATAGTATCAGATATATACAGAGAGATTAAAAGTGGTAATGGTAGAGTAGGTACTCCAATGACATCGAGAGAGTTTGTCGTAAGTGAGAATATTACTTGTGAACCTTTTACAGATAGATTTGAAAACCTATTAGCAGGATGGAAAGCTACTATTTCAATTACAGTACCTTCACATAACAACGCTTGTAATAACCCTATCTAGTGGCAGCGTTTGACTATGAAAAAACTAAGAAAGCTCTTAGCAAGTTTGGACTTGATGTCGTTATACGTGCTGCAAGTTTATTACAGACTAGAAAGCGTGGTTATGATACTGGTAAACTATATAAGTCTTTGGATTCAGATTTACAAGTAGCAGCTAATTCTATAAGTCTTAAATTTAAGATGGAGGAGTACGGTCTCGCAATAGACAAAGGAAGAAAGAAAAGTGGTTCAGGGAGTGGATCGGAATTGTTCCCTAAAATATTAGAATGGGTTAAGCGTAAAGGATTAAGACCAAGAGATTCAAAGGGTAAGTTCGTAGCTTGGAAGAATAAAGAGAAGCAACAGAGAGGTATTGCATACGTAGTAACTAGAAAGATTAATAGGTTTGGTTATGAAGGTACTAACTTCTTTACTGATGCCTTTGAAATGAAATTCAAGAAGCTACCTAAGGTGCTAGTTAAGACCTTCGCACTAGATGTAGAGAAATTTTTAAAACAATCAATAGACGAGATAAATGGCAACAACGGTAACTAACCCAAATTATTGGACTCTAAGTCTGACAAGTGACACAACACCAGTATTCAACTTCAAGTACGTAGTTGATATAACTATCGGTGGTGTATTGGTAGCTCGTATTAAGCAACCTAAGAACATGAACGGAGCTGCTCACTTGTCTTATGAGAAGATAGTGAAGAATTATATTAGTATAAGTCAGAAGCATTTAAATACAATTACAGGTACTCAATACGATTCTATTCACTTGATGCCACAGAACGAACCTAATCCAAGCAGTACAACCTTGAACGATTATATAGCTTCATTTAATAGTGGAGATTTAAGATTGGTTCTGTTTGAGTTTTACGAAGAGTTCGCAAGTACTGAAGGTGGTGTTATTTCGGTTAGTGCATCTTCAGCAACTGCACAAACTAAAGCGTTGATTAACTTTGCTAATAGTTGGGAAGAGCAAAAGTTATTTGATTTGAATGATTTCAATTTCGATAGTACTACACCGACTTCTAAGTTTCTAACTAACAGACCTACAGATACAACTAAGCAAAATGATTTAGGTGGTAAGATAGCACAACTAACAAGTGCGAACGATTACCAAACGGTTACTATGTTTAATGAGAAATCTACTTACTTTAATACTGAGTTAGGAAGATTCTTATATAAGTTCTATGAGGAGAAGCCTGAAACGTACGGAGCAAGTGATAATCATGTAGGGGTTATCTCTGTACAGAATAGCGATCAAGCAGGAGTAGAAGCTCCTAATGCATCTAATTCAGAAGATGAAGATTTAATATATTTGGCAAGTGGCGGTGCTAATGTAATGAACATGAAGTACGCAATGTACGGAGGGTACAAACCAACAGCCTCAATTAAGTACTATACTTTACAATACATTAGTTTAAATGAGATAGGTGGTTCTGCTAAATTCACTTCAGAAATAGTAGCAGGTGATTTTGTAGAAATATCTTACGTGGGTACTTCTGATTGGACTTTAATCGGTGCAGATAGTAATACGGTTGGTGTTCAGTTTTACGCCAAAGGTTCAACCGCAGGAACAGGTTACGGAGTTGCTAAAGAATATGAGAAGCTATCTAATACATATCTATTCGAAATGGTTAGCGATGCAAACTGCAACTCTTCAAAGTATGAAGGGAAGAATATAACTTGGAAGAATAAGTACGGTGTTTGGGATTACTACTTCTTCGATGGTTCTACTTCAGATAAGGAAACTTACAAGCGTTCAGTTCAAAGAGAAGGAATAGCAGGAAGTTGGAACGATGCAACATTCGAGCTTAACACTTACGAACGTGGTGTAGTAGATAAGATTGAAGGGAAGAAACAATCTACAATTAACACACGTTATATCGGTGAGGAATGGAATGAACACTTTAAAGGGCTTCTTATGAGTAATGAAGTACAGATAATTGAAGGTGGTAAATCTTATCCTATCAATATTAAGAATAGTTCTTTAGATGTTAAAACTAATTTAAAAGATAAGTTAGTACAATACTCTTTTAACTACGAATATTCACACGCTTTAAAATCTATTGTATAATGGTTCAATTAGTAGTACAAACGCAAGGAGGGAGTGACTTCGAGCCTGGAGTTGTTGTTATGCCATCTATCGGTGATTCAGTTGGTGGGGGAATAGTATTTAAAGTGGTCGGTAATAAGGCTTATATTTCTTCGGAAGTTGATTTAGGTTCTTACGGGTGGGGTTGTACTGGTGTTAATATTTCAGGAGCTGATGGTACTGCTATAGGTACAGGTGAGCAAAACACTTTAGATATAGTTGTAGGTTGTGCTGATACAGATTCTGCTGCGTATATGTGTGATACTACAACGATAAATGGATATTCAGATTGGTATTTACCATCTAAAGACGAGCTTGTTGAGATGTATACAAACAAGTCTGCTATAGGTGGGTTTAGTAATTCTTGGTACTGGTCATCTTCAGAAGGTTTTACTAACACTTCTTGGAATGTCTACTTTGGTAATGGGAATACAGGCTACGGTACTAAGCAGAGTTCAATAAAAGTTAGAGCAATTCGATCTTATGTAGCACTTTCTCCCACCAATACATTAGGCTCAACTAGATACTTAGACTTAGGAGATACAAGCATTAAAGCTACGTATTCAGGGAAGGAGATACAAGACATAACTAAGCAAAAGAGTAATTTTACACAGAATATAACGCTTCCTTTTAGTGAAACTAACAATGATTTCTTCTCTCACTACTACGAGGTTAATGTAGATGGTACATTTAGAGCAGATATTAAAGCTAAGTGTTCTATATATGTAGATTCAAACCTACAATTTGAGGGATATATCCAGTTAGTAAACGTGGACAACCTTAAAGAGAATTATACTGCTCTTTGTTTTGGTGATGTAGCTAACTTATCGACTGAGTTAGGAGAGAAAAAGCTGAACGATTTAGATTTAAGTAAGTACAATCACATACTAAGTCAAGGTAACATACTTAATAGTTGGAATGGTTTAACAGATTACGAAGGTTCACAAGCTGATGGTGATGAAATACTCTACCCTATAATAGATAATGGATTCAATTACAGAGGGAGTACTTTAAATACTAACGAGGGAGCTATAAAACCAAGAGATTTAAAGCCTGCTATTAAAGTAAAAACCTTATTAGATGAGATTGTAAACGGAGCAGGGTACACAATAAGTTCTACGTTCTTAAATTCTACATTCTTTACTAAGCAGTACATGACTTTAGGGGGTGACTCTGAAGGTTCGGTTACTGATAATACTGGAGGGTTTAAGGTTGGTATGACTGCAAATCAATCTTCTTCAGGTGGTGATGTAGTTATTGATTTTGATAATGAATCTAGTGGAAGTGGTTACTACGATGTTAATGGTGATTTCAATACAAGTACAAATGCATACATAGCACCTATTGGTGGGCAATATGGATTCCAAATTCAATCTGTACTAGATGATACTGGATCAACTTCACAAATAGCTTTCATATTCTTAGAGGTTAACGGAACTATTTCAACCAATTCATATATAGAATTCTTGACAGGTTCAGGTATTAACGTATATACAAGTGGAGTTATTGAATTAGAGTTAAACTCAGGGGATTCTGTAAAGGTTTTAAGTTCGGCAAATTTATCTGCGGTATTCAGTTTTAAGTCTTCAGCGACTATTAGTGGTGTGTTATATGATTCATTTGTTAAATTAGTTTCAGTACCTCCGTCAGTAGAAGGTGGAACGGTAGATTTGAATTCAGGTAATGCTTTACTTTCAAAGGATAAGCAAGTAGATTTCGTTAAATCTATATTCTCAAGGTACAACCTAATAGTTGAGAGTGATAAGTTTGTAACTAATCAACTGAATATAGAACCCTTTCAAGATTATTTAGATGATGGAGTTTCTAAAGATTGGACTAACAAGCTTGATGTTTCTAAGAGTGTAATAATAGAGCCAACAAATAGATTCAGAAAGGAAGAGTTAAGCTTCTCAGATAAAGAAGATAAGGATAGAATTAACGAGTATTGGCAAAATAATAAGTCAGAGATATACAACTCTTTTAACTTCCCTTTCTATGGTGATTTTGGTGCAGGTGAGTTATCAGTCCCTTCTATGTTCTCAAGTTACGCTCCTAATAAAGTAAATGATAGTTCTTTATTTATAGCTCAGCACTTTGAGTTTAACGATGGAGTTGCTAAGCCAGTAACAACGAAACCAAAACTATTCTATTATTCAGGGTTAAAGAACGTGCCACCTACATCAGAGTTTAAGCTATATAATGAACCTGCTAATTCTTATTCTACACGTTCAGCATATCCGTTTTGCCATCACTACACAATGGCAGGAAATACAGTTGAGTCTACTGATTCAGATATTAGATTCAAGGCTGCAAATGTAATGAGTCAAAGTAGTTTAGTGACCACACAAACTAATAAAGATGTATATAATGATTATTGGAGTAGGTCATTAAATAACATATACAATAAAGGTGCAAGACTTCAAACGGCTTACTTCTATTTGAATAGTCAAGATGTAGCAGACTTTAAGTATAACGATA